CCCAGACAGTGTGACAGGCGCAACGGCGTCAGCGACAAACAAATGGATGTACGGTACTGGCGCAGTCAAGGCACTTCTTGGCGATGTCGATGTCGTAGCTGACACTCTAGCCCAGAGCTATGATGTAGCAGGAAATCAGAACGATATGCGTATTAAGGCAATTCGCCCAGCGGCGGTTTACTTTGACCCGTCTATCCATCTCGCAGTCAGAGTTGATCTGACGGCATAGAATAAGCTCTATAACAACTTCTAAATACCGCCTCTAAATAAGGAGAAACAAAAAACAATGGCAACTCAAGAATACGCCGCCAGTATTCAGGGCGTCTCAATTCGAGTAACTCGACTTGACGCGTCTGGCAACCTCCTGAATGAGCCTGGCGACAGCTACACAACATCTGCGTTCATGCGTCTTTCATTCACACCTGAATACGAAGAAGGCGATGAAATTACAGAAAAGGGCGCTAACGGCGCTGTCTGCGTAACATACAAGTCTCCAGATACACTAAAGCGTATCACGATGGAACTTGCAATCTGCGAACCAGATACAGAATTAACACAACTTCTTTCAGGCGGTTTACTGCTTCGTAAGAACCTTGGCACATACGCTTCACCAGATCGTAAATCTGTTGGTTGGTCTTCTCCTGCAACAGGTGATGATCCTGCAGGTAACGGTGTTGCTATCGAGACATGGTCACATGCAATCATCGACGGTAAGAAGGCTTCAACACTTCCTTACTTCCACTGGGTATTCCCATACGCAAAGCTTCGCCTTTCAGGCGACCGCGTAATTGAGAACGGTTTGCTTGCAAACACATTCGAAGGTTACGGACTTGGCAACACAGCATTCTCTCTAGGTCTTGATGAGCGCTGGGAGTTCCCAACAGCTACAGAGCGTCCATACTCATATGCGCGTTCATACTGGGCTCCAACAGGCCGCAAGGGCTTCTACCGCTGGCACGGAGATATCTCAAAGACAATCAACAATGTTGCTCGTACAAGCGCTACTGCGACTGTTACTACTTCTGCAGCTCATACATTTGAAGCTGGCGATTCAGTAGTTGTTTCTGGTCTAACTAACACAGCGTTGAACGGTACATACACGATTACTGCTGTACCAACAACTACAACATTTACATACACTACAACAACATCAGGCACTATTGCATCTGCATCAGACGCTGGTACAGCTTTAGTAGCCGCTAACTCACGCGCAGTGACAGACTTCACTTCACAGGGTTCAACATCTTCATACAACGTTCCAGGAAATGAAAACTACAACGCTGATAACGATGTAGACTTCATCATCGCGTCAACAGAGGATCCAACCTCTTAATAATAGAATGTGAGCGGCATGCCAATGTGTTACCACCAACACAGGCATGCCGCTCCTCTATTAAGGTATGAACTAACGACGATTAGACAGGACAAATAAGTGTCAAACCTTTGGGTTTCAGTAGATGAACTTGACTCATACGCAAATAGCGAGTACGCGTATGAAGCTGTTAAAACTGCATCGCAGCTTCTATGGTCTATGTCTGGCCGTAAGTTTAACGGTGTAACTACTGTAACAGAAAAGTATGTTTGCTCTTCCCGTGCGTATCGTTTAGGCGCTTCTTCTAGCAACTACACTCCCGAGCTAGTTGGCGGCGAGCTATATAACATTCCTTTTGATGAATTTGATGACTACGCCGAGCTTACAACAGACGGTATGTCACCTTCAACGCGTCTGCGCCTTCGTGGAAGGCCAGTAGTAGCTATTCATTCGGTTCGTAACCGTGCAGGATCTATAGTAGACCCTTCAAATTATTATTTAGTAGATCATTCAACACTTCAAGCGCGCCAGGGCACATCCTGGGCTCCTTGCAACATTGAGGTAACATACACCTACGGAGCTCCTCCTACTGCGGCCGGAAAAGCAGCTGCTCGTGTTCTTGCTACAGAATTTATTAAGCTTTGGTCAGGTGATGATGACTGCGCACTACCTCAGCGTGTTACTTCTATTTCTCGTCAAGGTGTTTCATACACGGTTCTTGACAACCAGGACTTTATTGACGAGCTACGCACAGGTTTATACATAGTAGACCTTTTCCTCAAGTCTTCAAACCCAGACAAGGCTCGCGCAAAGGCTAAGGTATTTAGCCCAGACGTTCCACGTGCTCGTCGTCACGTTGCTAAGCCTCCAATCTTGCCTAGAACTTCACTAGATATGTTTATTACAGGTTCAGAAGGCGCATTGCTCGATGTAAACATTGACTACATCAATGCAGCGTTCCTTGTGACAAACGACGACTGGATTCCGACAATTAAGATCGGAAACTACAGCGGAACTAAGACAAAAGATCTTGGCTCAGGCGCTGTATCTATTAACTCGATCACTACAGACATCTCTAAGTCTGTTTCACATAAACAACTTGCAGATAACATGGCAATTATTACCACGTCTACTGCCCACGGGTTCTCAGTAGGCGACTATGTGACAATCTCAGGCATCAATGCGACCTTCAACGGCTCGTACTACATCAGCGAGGTACCTACGACTACAACGTTTATGTACGCAAAGGTTGCTTCTAATGTCGCGTACGGCGCAGACACCGGCACGGCTCTTGTAACTAACGAGTCACGTGACACACTTACACTTTCTGTTACATACGAAGACGCCTACGGCTACGCTGGATTCTTAGACCCTGGTACGTGGGATCTTTACGCGACAAAGGGCGACGAAACTGTGTATATTGCGTCCGGTAACCTGATTCTTCAATTAGGTAAGACTACTACACCTACGTATACACTAGACAACTAGGAGACGCAGTATGCCAATAACAGATGTCTCTACAGTATCAGAAGACGCATTAAGCCTTAAGGTTTTTCTTGATAAAGTACTTGAGAAGACAATTAAAGTATTTGAAGAAAACAACGTCCCGCTGCCTTCACGTAGATTTTGGACTGTAGGCGAGCCTGCCATTGATTGTGAGCAACTAGTTGTTTCTTTCATGCAAATGTACTTAGGAACACCTGGAGACCAGGCGGGTACTCCTCAACGCTGCACGATGCCAAGAAGCGCTGTTCTTACTATTTCTATATCGCGTGAAATTCCTGTGGTTGGACAAAACGGCAAGGCTCCTACTGGTGAAAAGATTCAAGAAGGTTCTGAGGCAGCCGTCGTAGACGCATGGATGTTCATGCGTTTGCTTAATAGACTTGACCAATGGGAGCCAGACGAGTTTGGTATGGGTGTCATTGCTACGGCTGATAGCTCTGGTTTTGACGGTGGTTTTCAAACAACGGCTATGCAATTGACTATGGTCGTTCCGTAATGCCACTTTTTGGAATCGTACGCGACAGTCCAATAATTACTATAGCCCAACGGGCTGGAGGTCGCATCAGACGAGCTGGAAGAGCGAGCGCGCCTCTTTTGTCTTCAAGCAGAGGTTTAGGTATTAGCTTTGGCAACACACAAGTAGTATTTCGTAAGACTACACTGGACTTTACTCTTAACAGTCCCTTTGGGCCTGTAGGACGTCATATGTATGTTCGAGGTCGTGCTATCGTTAGCGCTGCAAAAGCTCAAGTAGGAGTTGACACCGGTAGATTAAAGAATTCTATAAGTATGACGCAGTCACGAGCAGTGTACGGGCAGAGTATGACTATTGGGTCTCCGCTTAGATATGCTCTCGCCCATCACGAAGGTACACGTCCACATATAATTACTCCTAACAGGGCAGAGGTTCTTCGGTTTAGTTCTAGAGGTCGCGTAGTGTATGCACGCTCTGTGCGACACCCTGGAACTAAGCCTAATAAGTTCCTCGCCAATAACCTTTATTTGATAAGATAACCTAGAATTAAGGCACACAAGCCTTGATAAAGACACAAACATAAAACGGAGGAAAGAAAGATGACTAAGTACAAAGACTTTGGTTCTGGCAAAAGCGCCGGAGAAAAAGAGCCAGTAACATTTAAGCTACACGAAGAAGAATTTTCCTGTCGCGAACAACTCCAGGGAAAGACTCTTCTTGACCTAGTCGCTCGCTCAAGTGGAGATGACGCTGTTGAATCTGCAAAAACAATCAACATGTTTTTCGAGCACGTTCTTCTGCCAGAAAGCTATACACGCTTCTCGACTCTTATTGAAAGCGCCGACAAGATTGTAACTGTAGAAACACTTGCTGAAATTTCTGGTTGGTTAGTTGAGGTGTACGCAGGTCGCCCGGAAGGGGAGCCAGAAGTCTCCTAACTTGGGGAATTGACCTCTGGCCATACATAAACGGAAAAGCACTCGTGAATAACCTTAATCTAAAAGAAATGGAAGCATCTGACATGTTAGACGTTCTCCACTTCTTTTTTGAAGAAGATATGAACTACAGTTCAGGTGAACAAGCTGAAGGACGTAGTCGTAGTCGCGAGATTCTTTATCAAGACTTCTACGGATACAAGTATCCATATGCTAGTGCAAAAACAGGAAGCTCTGTCTATGCAGATGGGAACGTCAAAAACTTTGATGAATACGAAGATGACGACGCCGTAGTTCCATTTGATCCGTTGAAGGCGCCGACAAAGTCATTTGTCCCTCCAACACCGGTAAACGCTTCAATGTCAAAACCTTTTGGCGAAGCTCTAGACGAACCATTGTCAAAGTAACGATTTAAGTAGAAGGAAGGAGGTGAGCAAATGGCAGTCGTAGGTGATGCATATATAGTTGTCAAGGCCATAACTACTGGCTTTGAAAATGATATTCGTCGTGCAGCAAGCGGAATCAATCTTGGCTCTGATGGCCGGGCTGTTGGTGAGTCTTTTACAAAAGGATTTAACAATGGCGTGTCTAAAGGACTGGGTAAGAAGTTCAACTTCTCTGCTGGAGAAGCAGACGCTGCACGTAAAGCTTTTCAAACGCTTGTTAGAACAAACTTTGCGCTTACAGCATCCATAGGTCCACTTATTTCCGGCATCGGCGCTCTCGGCGGTGGGCTTGTCTCTCTTGCATCTTCTCTTCTTGCTGCAGCTCCTGCCAGCGTGGTGTTTGCTACTGCACTCACCTCTATTGGAATTGCTGCAGTCGGGCTGTTTGGAGCTCTTAGGGGCGTAGGCGCAGCAATTTCTGCAGGAAGTAAAGCTCAAAAAGGTTCTGTAAGAGACAGTGCTGCAGAAGAAGCCGCGATAAAAAGAGTTCTTAGCGCGAAGGAAAGACTTACTGAAGCACAATACGATTTTGCAAAAGCAACAGCAGCAGCTAAAGAAGAAATTCAGCAACTTAACTTTGACGTTGAAGACGCTGCTATCGGTGAAAAGAAAGCTGCCCTCGAGCTTGAAAAAGCTCGTGAAACACTAGCACGTGTGGCAGACCTGCCTCCTAACTCTCGTGCTCGTCGCGAAGCGCAACTTGCGTTTGCAGAGGCTGATCTTAATCTTCGTAAAGCTAAGGACCGCAACTCAGATCTTACTGCAGAGCAAACTCGTCTAGGTGACGCTGCCAAAAAAGCCGGAACAAAAGTTTTCCAGCAAACTGATACCTATCTTGACGCTAAGAAAAATGAAATAAACGCAGCGGTAGAGCTAACCGATGCAGAAAAAGCTCTTAAGAACGCACAAAGTGGCGGTGCAGGAGACACAGCGTTTGCAGATGCAATGGCTGGTCTTTCTACAGAGGCACAAGGGTTTGTTAACTATATTATTAACACATTCAATCCAGCGCTTAAAGAGTTGCGAGACGCGCTAGGAACTAAGCTATTCAGCCAATTAGAGACTGGGCTTGAAAAACTTCGTACAAAGCTCTTCCCAGAGTTAAAGCCAGTTCTTGTAGATCTCGGTGAAAGTATTGGCAAGGCCTTCGGGACAATAATAGATGCTATCACCGACATTGAAAATATTGGAGATCTAAAAGAAGTTATTAAGAATGCTGGAATTAACATTGAAAGTTACGCAAGAACTGCAGGAAATCTTTACGACTCATTCTTGTCTGTTCTTGTTTCCGCTCAACCTCTAGCAGAAAAGTTTAAT